AGGCGCGCTCAACCACACCGATCACTTTGTTCGGGTCGTGGTTAAACAGCACCGGCGCTGAATCATTCAGCCGGTCAAGATCAGCGGCGCCGCGCTCATGGCTCAGCACCTCATTGCCGAAGTAGCGAGCTACAGGGAACTCACTAGAGAAAGGGAACTCAATCGACCGCTCATCATCGCTGACCTGGAAGTCAGCAACCTCGGAGCGTTTCAACAGTTGCCCTTCTAGGTCACGCGATAGATCCATCGGTGTTGTCCGGGTTGTCGTCACCATTATCGTCCGCCGGTGCAGCAGCAGCCGGTGCGGGTGCAGCCGGTGCGGGTGCAGCCGGTGCAGGGTCAGAGCCGGGGTCGGTATCAAAGTTGAGATCGAGATCGGCCGCCACGTCCAGCTCCTGCCGGCGCCCTTGCATCAGCTCCTCAAGGTCGCCGCCTTGCTCGGCCACTACTTCCGCCAGCGTCTTAAAGCCGCAGCGCACAGCTTCCTTGTACGCCTGCACCTCCTTGCCTGGATCCACCCACGCCCACCCGCGCGGCATCCAACGCACTGACTTGTAGCGATCGGCGCCGATTTCGTAGTTGGCCAGCGGCAGCGCACCGCTCAGCACCGCCATGTCTAGCCACACGTCAAAGATCCGCTGATGCAGGTTTTCGATCAGCCAGTTCTGAAGGATCCGCCAGTGGTCGCGGTCTTCCAGCAGCGACAGCCGGCTGCTGCTGTAGTTCGTCTGGCTGAAGTCGCGGCTCACCGTTTCGTAGCTGCAGCCAATGCCCGCGGCCATGGCGCGCAGCATCGCGCGCAGGAACGGCTCGAACTGCCCATCTGGTGCATCAAGCTGCGGCACCGTCACCGACTCACCCGGCGCCAAATACTTGAACACACCCGGCTCAAAGCTGCTCACCCGCTCGCCGTTCATCACCTCATCACCCAGCAGCTCGCCCTCGGGGCTGGTGATGAAGCCCATCAGCGCTGAGCTGGCGCGTGCGCGCACGATCTCCGCCTGCTCATAGCCCTGCAGGTGGTGCAGCCGCTGGATCGCGCTGGCCATCCAAGTGACGCCACGTGTCATGCCCGGCCGCTCCATCCGATACAGGTGGATCACCTCATCAGCAGGCACGCGCTTGTGGCGCTGCGTGCTGATCTGCTGGCTGCTGAATTGATAGTCGCCGGGGTGATACGCCAAGAAGTGATACGCCACCGGGCGGCCCCAGGTGTCCACCTCAACGCCCATGCGGATCTCATTGCCCTGCTGGCTGCGGCCGTTAAGCCCGTCATCCAGCAAATCCGCCTCAAGCACCTCCAGCGCTAGTGGCACCTGCGAACCGCCGAACGACTGCTTCACCAGTCGCACGAACACCTCGCCAGATTCCGCCACGCTGCGCACGCACAGCCGCTCGATGTCGTGGAACGTCAGCTTGCCGCCCGTGTGGCAGAAGCGAGCCTTCGTCCACTGCTTCCACGCGCTCTCGATCTGATCGTTCACCGTCTTGTCGAGCCGCCCGCCACGCAGCATCCGCACCTGCGATTGGAACGGGATGCCTTGGCCAACGACGTTGCCCTCGATCGCACGCAGTGCCTGCCGCGCGTAGTCGTTATCCCGGCACAGCTGACGCGCACGATCGCGCAGTTTCTGCGCTGAGCCATACACCTCGCTATCTGCGCTGGTGTTGCCCGTCACCCAGTCCGCCGTCAGTCGGCTGAACTTCGCGCCCTCATACATTCGCCGGCGCGGTGCCTTGATCGGTTCCGGCGTGCCGCGCTGCAGCCAGCCCAGAATCGCGCTACGGACGCCCATCAGAACCTCACAAACAGGTTATGCGGGCTGCCCAGCCCATTTGCCACCATTGTGGCCGATTGTTCGCGCTTAACTTCAGCCTTCAGCTTTGCCTCAAGCTGGATCAGGTCTGCCATCTCCATCTTCTTCAGCCGGCGGCTGCCGATGCTGTACTCAGCAACAGCACCACCCGACACGATTGCGCGCATCGCGGCCTGCACTGCCTCGAGATCTTTCTGCGCCTGCGTGCGTCCATCAAATGCGCTGGGGTTGCCGGCGTAGCTCATGCTCGCCAGCACCGTCAGCTGGCCAGCGCCCAGGGTGATGTGCTCGCCGCTCTTGGTGGCCTCGGCCTGCCAGTACCAAGTGCCGGCATCAAAGCCGGTGCTAGTGGCCTGTGGAATGTTGAACTCCCACCCGGTGTCGTAGGCAGTGCCCACCACCGTCGCGCCTTCATTGTTGTGGTTGAAGCGCAGGTAGTAGGTCAGCGTCCAAGTGCTACTGGTGATCGCATTGCCAAACACATCACGGCTAGCAACATCGCGCCACTTCACCGTGTCGCCAGCTCTGATCTGCGCAGGGATGTTCACGGCCTCACCAGTTAGAGATGAACGCCGACGCAGCGGCTCCACCCGATCTTAGGCGCGGCTTTGCAGGCTTCACATCCCCATTCTCAAGCCGCTTTTCCAGCTGATCCCAGATCGTTCTGCGGTCGTACCGCGAATACAGCCGATTTAATCCGGCATAGGCATAGACCAAGCAATCCAGCGCCTCATTACGTGCGCTTGGTTTCTTCACCCATTCCCTCACCGGGAATCCCTTCACATACCGCAGCGCCTGCTTCTCTGCCGTCAGCTGCTCGAAGTACTCCTCACCCGTCTGCGCGTGGAAGTGCAGGTACCCATCCCCGATGTCGTTGTGCTTCAGCCGTCCGAACAGCGTCGTCTTGATCGTGTCGCTGCCCACCGGCCACACATGCGCGCCGCGTTTCATCGTCTGGCCCTTGGCGTTGATGTCCACCTTGCCCGGCTTGCCGATCGGCGGCTTGCCCCGCTGGCTCTGGCCCTTGATCGCGATCACGCCCACCGCCTGCCGCTCCCTGGCGTACTGGTACACCTCAGCCGTCGCGTGGCCGCCAGAGTCCACTGCCACCACATCGGCCCGGAGCTTGCCGCCCGCAGCGTGCTCCCATTCGTGCAGCACCAGCAGGTCAAGCTGCTTCCACACCTCCGCCTTGCACGGGTCGCCCGCGATCTCTTGGTGGTCGATCAGCCAGCCCTCCTCGCCGCGGCCCCAGCCCCACACGCTCACCGCAATCCGGTCACCCGCTGAGCCGCCGCCACCCTGCACGTCCACGCCGATCGTCACCGCCAGCACGCCCTCCGGCAGCCGGCCCTGCGGATACGCCTCGCACCGCTCCAGCAGCGCGCTCGCGCTCACCTTGCTGGCGAAGTCCTCCTCCCAGGTCTCCGCCAGCCGCGTGTTCACGAACGACTTCAGCATCGGCGCATCAGCCTTGGCCCGTAGGAAGTCGTCCACCATGTCCGCCCAGCTCAGCCAGCCCAGCGGGCTATAGAGCCCACTCAGCTGGAAGCCCGCAGTCTTGCCATCGCTCGGTGCCGTCGCGCGCCACTCGCCCTGCCGCAGCATGGCCGGCTTATGGATCTCAGCGAACCGCTCGCCGCAGTGTTCACATTCATACGCCGCTGTCGCCGGGTCGTTGTTCTCCCACTTCAGCTGCGGCCATTTCAGCCATTGCATCGCGCCACAGCACGGGCAGGGCACATAAAACCGCCGCTGGTCGCTGCGCTCGAACTCAGCCTCGATCCGGCTGAAGTCCTTCACGGTCGGCGTGCTGGTGAGCAGGATCTTCCGCCGCGCGAACGTCGTCGCCCGCTTCTCCGCCAGGCTCACCGGGTCGCCCTCGCCATCCACATCCAGCGGGAAGGCGTCCACCTCATCGCAGAAGATGTAGCGGCACGGTGTCGAGCGCAGTCCCGTCGCGCTGTTCGCCCCCGTCAGCAGCATCATCCCGCCGGGAAACTCCTTGCTGAACATCGTGTTGCCCGAGTCCCGGCTCCGACTCGGTGCGATCTTCTCCGCAAGCACCGGTGTCTCCGTCACCAGCGACTCGAGGCGCTGTTTGCTGAGCCTCTTGGCCATCTCCACAGTCGGCTGCACCAGCAGCATCGGCCCTGGTGCGTGCGCGATCACGTAGCCCAGCCAGTTGCTGCCGCTCTCCGTCTTGCCGGTCTGCGCCGCGAACATCATCACCACGCGCTGCACGCTGCTGGTGGTGCTCAGGCAATCCATCGGCTCCCGCAGGTACGGCGTCCGGTTCGTGCGCCACGGGCCAGGTTCCGCCGAAGCCTTGCTGCTCAGCCGCCGATGCCGATCGGCCCACTCACTCACCGTCAGCGGCTGCTCCGGCCGCAATCCTTCCATGAACGCAGCACGCCACACGCTCATCGCTCCACCTCCGCCAGCGACAGCAGCGCATCTCGATGCTCATCGCTCAGCAGCTGATGGATCACCGCAGGGTCCGTCTCGCCCGCCAGCTGGTGGCTCAGCCGATCGGCCAGGTTGCTCAGCGCCTCACGCACGCTGCGCCCGATCTGAAACGCCTCTTTCTTCACCTCCTCCGCTGGCACCAGCTCACGCCGCTGCTGCGCCACCTGCAGCTTGCTCAGCTCCGCCTGATAGTGCTCGCGTCTCGCGCGACTCTCATTGAGATCAGGGATCGCATCATCCGGCAGCGCCTCGATCCGCTGCATGAGCTCGCGCGGTGTTTTCGGCGCAGGCTCCTCCACCGGGTCCGGCTGGCTCACCTTCGCGTTGTGCGTCGCCTTGGTGTTCTTGTTCCACAGCGTCAGCGCCAA